TTGAATGAATGGCTGGTCACTGTCTCCGTCAGTACAGACTGGCTAGTGCTATTGACACGCATTTCTCCAGACCTAAATTGAGGCACTAATGGGGCTGCCACTACGGTTTGACCCGCTATTAATGATATAATTAGCAGCGTTAATTTAATCAATTTCTATTGAACTTTTTATACTTCCTATGGCGGTAGAATTTTCACCTCCGGCAGTTAAAGAAATTACCGAGGCACTTGTCACCGACCCTGCCAGTGACCCTGCCGTACCACCCTTGGTGCTTGTTTGATCACTGAAGTTACCAACGGTTCCAACAGTAGGAGCCGATGTAGGAACAGCGTCACCAGTAATTAGCGATTGGCTGAACGAAAAAGATTCTCCAGAGGTCGCATTTTGTGTTGCTGCAATGGTTCCTGGCGAATAAACACCACTCGTAATTGTGCCAGCACTCAGAGTTCCAGCCGTGGTCCCATCGGTGACATCCACTCCAGTACCAGAGATGCTAAAAGTTGTTGGGACACGAGTACTCGAAGTACTTGCGGCTCCTACAGTTAGCTGAACGCTAGAGGTGATGTCATGTCGTATGTCCGCCAGGGCGGGGCTTCCTGTGAGAAGCAGTAGCGTGAGTAGTCGCTTCATTTGATCCCCGTGGTCGTATTTTTGTTATCTACTATAAGTTTATCTTTTTTTTTGTTGCTATTCTTTCCTTTCACGTTTATCCCAAACTGACTAAGACTGGCCGACAATAGGCCGGCAGCGAACGTTGTATCGATCTGCCTGACTGGGTTTCCAAAGTAGCTCATTGAAATCACTCCAAGTGACCACGCAAGAATAGTCAACTGAACAAAACTGGCGAGCCAACCTGAGCTACTTTTTTCTTCTTCTTGTTCTTCCATAATTGCTCTACGGTCGTGTAACTACTATCTTAATAGCATATACACCTTTCTCATGCTCCTTTTAGTACGACCAATCCTTTTTGCTTTTCTTAAAAGTGAAAGCACTAAAAAATTAATCATTGATTTATTACATGCTTTAGCTAAGTCAACAGACAATACTCTTGACGATGGTGCAGTTGCCTTGATTGAGCGCAACCTTATGAAGAAATGAATAACGAGTTAAAGAACAATATGGATCGTGTTACATACATCAACGATCTATACGAAAAATCAGGGAGGAGTGATCCTTCGCATCCTTACCATTGCGTATTCACGAATTTACACATTGAAGCTACCAGCGAGCAGGCTCCATTGGAGGAGTCCAAAGAAGTGGCTGCTCTGTAACTGAATCGTATTCTCCTGCCCTTAAGATCCGAGCGCATCTCGCCATCTTTAAAGGGCTAGGGGTTTTCTCTGGGAATTTCTTAGCAATCCTTGCAAAAGTTTCTACAACAATTGCCCATAAGACCATATCGCTAGGGGCATGAATCCAATTGTCTTTTTTAAACATTGGGTTTGCATTGCCAATAGTCGGACACCCTGGAAAGTTATCCGCTACATCCCCGACTAGGACTTGTTTGTAGAAGTTCATATCTGCTTCTCTCTGACTTATTTCTATAATCTCCTCACCGCTTAAGTGAAGGCCAGGAATAGTCTTTAAATCTTTATCACCAGAGACAATAATATCTCCATCATCTGCAATCAATCCAACAACATCATCCGCCTCAACATTAGGGATCTGTTTTACTTCCCAGTTGTCTCGATACCACTCTCTTAAAGTTCCGTACCCTGCTGGCTTTCGATACTTTCTTCTTTGTCCTTTATAGGTAGGCCAGACTCCATACCTGAAATTGTTCTTGTCTCCTATTGCCAAAGTAGGAGTGTGATCAGGGGCAAAGGTAGTAAACCTTTCAATGTCTTTTTCGATGCCAAACTTAGCCGTTTCTACATCGCAGAAATAACCCCATAATCCATCATCAATTTCATATTCTTTTTCATTGCTGCTGGCATGGCGATAAGCAATGGTTTCGATGTCGATGATTAGTTTCATTTGATTTCTGCCCTGGTGTGGTTTAAGCGATCACGCTTGCTTTCCCAAATGCTTATAAGCCTCTGCAACTCTTTTATTCTGATTTTTGCGTTGGTAATCTTTTCATCGAAAGATAGATGTTGTTGGCTTTGCATTAGACAGGCTCCCAATCGAGGACTATTGCTTTGTGATCACCGCCATACTTATCAATGGCTTGCCTCCAGGCTCCACTTGCCATATCAGAGATAAAGTATTCATCGAACTTGTTATGTTCAGGAGTGAATAGACGAACTCTGTATCTGTTCTGACTGAGATTAGATTTGTAACTCATTGTCCGTGTAGCTCCAGGATGTAATGAAGTTGGCGAATAGAGCCGTCCCAGTAGCCTTGCTCAAAACGATCTCCGTCATCAAAAGCTTTTTGGTAATGGACATAAGCTTCTGAAAGCATCCTTTTAAGAGTGCCAAAGTCCATATCAACTCGATCATCATCGTGAAAACGATCGAAGTCTGATGTTCGTGGGGTTATGCGAGGGTTGGATCTAACCATTTTTGATCTAGGAATTGGGTGTCTTCGTCAAACTCAAAACTGCCTGCATAACCGCAGCGTCCGAGCATCCGATTTTTTAAGCAATAAGAATGTGTTGTATCTGTTCCTCTCTTGCGACCTGCGGCAAAAATTGTGTCCGCTAATTGAACCAGTGAGTGACTACCTCTAATGTCAGACAACTCAGGGATACTTCCATCCTCCATATTTTTATGTTGAGAAGATGAGCGATTGAGATGACTGATGGCGATAACTGTGCATTTTGTAGAAGCGATAAAACTTCTGATCTTTGTAATTAAAGAATCAATATGCTTTGTATCTTGAGCCAGTCCTGAACTGATAATCGTTAGGTGATCTAAATAGATGCGAGTACATCCAAGAGACCTAACCATGTAGTTCATCCGTTGAAGAATTACATCTTCATCAAGAGAACCAAAGTGATCAAATAGCTCTAGTTTCCCTGAGTTGCAAACAAATTTATCGGCTGAAGAAATAGCATCTAATTGCTTTTCTGTTAGTCCTGCATAGTTTTGTCTTGCATGTATCTGAACACCTGCTGCCATCCCTACAAATCTAAAGACTGCTTCTTCCGCAGTTTCTTCTAGTCCTATCCACCCGATTTTTATTCCCTGCTCCATGTCGGCCAGGGCCAACGCTCTCAATAAAGTTGTCTTCCCGATTCCACTGCCAGCTACAAGAATAATTAGTTGATTGTCGTAACTAGGAGTAAGTCGGTTCCAGAAAACAAAACCAAAATCTGTTGCTTTTCTATCGGGTGGTTTGTTGGCTAAACCTGCATAACTAGACGCTGGTTTAATCCCATCAGGCCGTATCTCTTTAGCGGCATAAACCGCATCTTTAACGACCATACTCCCAAGATCGACCAGGGTTTCGTTGGCATCTTTCTTTGGCCAGTCGATACGAACAACTTTGCCTGCCGGAAATAAGACAACAATCTCGGAGGTAGCCTTTTTACCAGCCTCATCCATATCCATCGCAAGGTAAATGCGTTCGGCTTGTGAGAAGAAATCAAGGTCTTTACGAATAAAGTTTGCTGCTGACTGAGCGCCATTAGGCACTGAGATCCCTACGACTTTTCCGTTGGTGGCGTAGGTGATTGAGGGGGCATCAAATTCCCCTTCGCAAATTGCGATTCCATCAACTCGCTTAGGATTGACGAGATGTGAACCAAACCCTGTGACTTCCTTGGGTTTTCCGCTCCAACTGATTCGGTCATTTTTGTTCATCGCTTAAGACTCGGTGTTTTTGGGCTATGACTTTTCCTTCTTTGTTTCGATATTCAAAGACAACTCCTGTCTCTGTTCTTTGGATGCCGTATTGCTCCAGGACTCGTCTTGGGATTCCTCTATAAGTTTCGTCTTCCCATTTCTTGAATACTGGTTTCATTATTGGCGGAACAAAGTGCGGTCGGGCATCTTTTTTCTTTTCTTCTCCTTCGGCCTTTTTATATGTGTTGCAGGCGAAGCAGTACGAGTGATCCGTGTAGACCGCAAGCGCATCGCTGCTATCACAGTTGTCGCAACAATCGTGACGAAGAAACTTGGATTCACCCATCTGCCTCCATCTCCCCTTTCATTTCGTCTATTGCTTTAAATAAAGTTTT